GGCGAGCAACCGCGGCTCCGCGGGAGCGTCGCCCTCCCGCGACCGGTCAGTCCTCCAGCGCCATCACCTGGACCTTGACGTCCGCGGTATCGGCTTGCCAACGCAGCGTGACGCTTGACCCAAGCCGGAATACGGCCGTTTCGCCGGCCTTGATACGGCTAAACTCAACCATTGTCCCGTCCTTCGGCCCGTACTTAACGAAGTTCGTCGCGTCTAGGTTGCGCAGTGCGACCAGGCCCGGCGTCGACAAATCGCCCAACGCCAAATCCTCTTCTGCCGCATGGCCCACGATCACGACCGGCGAATGCCCGCCGATCGCGGCCTGGTCGATTTGCACGGTACCGGGGTCAAACTTCTGCTTAAAATTGCCATTCGATATGCTCACGCGCGTGGTGACTGTAATTTCGTTCGCCATGGTTTGCTTGCCTCTTGGTAGGGTGGGCCAAGTCTCCGCGGCCCACCGGAATACGCTGTCGATCACAACGGCCGGCGGTCTCTGGTGGGCCAAGTCTCCGCGGCCCACCCTACAAATCAGAACAGCGGATTCGGGACGGGTAACAATCTCAAGTCCGCCTCGTCCGCCAGCTCCTCCTCGATTTCGAACGGGGAACCGCCGCCCGGCAGCAGGGCGCCGGCCCCGTCCAACAGCCGCGGCTCGCGCAATGGTTGGTCCCGGTCGTCCATTAGCGTCGTATACTTGATATTGCCGTCGTCGTCCTCGCCGTTCACGATTCGGAACCCTCGGTCGATATGGACGAAGTTCCACTTATCCTTGTTGATCTCAAATTCCAGCCGATTGACGATGTAGATATGACATTGGCCGTAGTACTCGGCCGTCCACGTCCATTGGCCGAGCTTGACCGTTCGCGGTGGCAATCCCCAGATCGTCGCGCTGTTGACCTTGTCGCGCATCGCCGATCGCAACGCCAGATCGATCGTGGCCGTATTGGATTCGATAATCACGGTATCCCGTGAATCGTCGACTTCGGGCGCCGGTAACACCGGCTCGTCGACGCTGTTGTCGACCGGTTCGCCGTGCCGGTCTTTGGTGGCCGCCCGCATGGCCCGCACAAAAGAACCGCTAAGCTTGTACGGCTCGTCGATCGGGTTCTCCCACTCGGCCTCGCTGCATTTTTCTTGTGGGTGGTTGGAGAACTCAATATCCGAACGCCACTTGCGCCGGCCGCCTTTGGCGAGCCCCACCGCCTTGCAGTTCTTCGGGTACTTGGCAAAGCAGTACGCGTCCGAGTCGTTATGTAGACTGTATTGCGTGCCGAAGGGGACGCGGGCGATAAGGTCCAGCACCACGACGCGGGCATGGTCGGCCTGGTCGTTCGTGATCGATTCATAGGTGACCTTATAGGCCCTCGTTCGCTCGCCGTCCGAGGTGTACGACACGTCAACCGCTTTGCAGGCAATCACGCTCACAGCTTCACCTCGTTGACCGCCACCGGCTCATCGGCCGTCTTGGCCTCGATCGCGTCCAGGGTGGTGGCGATCCGGTCTAGCAGCGCCGCTTGGCGGCCGTCGTCCGGATCGCTGGCGGCCGTGTCGGCGGTGATTCTCACTTGTTCTTCGATCACGGCCGCGTTGGCCTGGTCCCGTGGCTCGTCGATCGCCAAGTCCGGCAGATCCGGAACGTCGGGCTCGTCGATCGCCAAGTCCGGCAGATCCGGAACGCCGGCTATGTCGGTGGTCAAGTCCGGCAGCTTCGGAACGTCGGGCGAGTTGCCAAGCTGGCCGGTGGCGGCCTCGATGTCCGCGGCCACCTGATCCACTCCGAGCAGCTCGAACGTCGGCCGGATCGGCGCCGCCAGGCTTTCGACAATGCGGACCTGATCGTCCAGGCCGACCAGTTCAAAGTCGGCGGCGGGCGGGACGTCGTCGCCGGGCGCCGCGGCGCGCGGGACGTCGTCGCCGGCCAGCTTGCGGGCGTCGGTCAACCGGATCCCGCCCGTTGTGTTTTGCTCCGTTTCTCGCTTGTGCCGGGCGATCGCCTTGGCCGCCTCTTGGCTGTCCCGCACGGCCGCGGCCACGCCGTCGACTTCATACCGGACCTTGACAGGCTCGACAGGCTCGACCGCCTCGGTAATCGCCTCGCGGGCTTTGGCCACGGCGCGGGCATGGGTTTCCTCGGTAATCGCCTCGCGTGCCAACAGGTCGTCGTATTCGTCCAACAGGGCGTCGTATTCGGCTATGTCGTCGGCCAACTGTTCGGCGGGCGATCGCAGGGATTGCGTCAACTGCTCGCCGCGTTTCATGGCGGCGTCGTCAATCTTCTGTTGCTCGGCCGCGATGTCGGCCAACTCGCGTTGCAGGAACAGCAGGTTCGACGCCATCCGGGCGTCGGCCAGTTGTGGCTCGGTCGCGCCGTCCCGTACCAACTGTAAGAACTTCAGTTCCTCGGCAGTCTTGCCGGCCGCGGTGGCCTGGTCCCACAGGCTTTGCGTAAATTGCTCAATCGACGCTTCCAGCGCGGCCTCGCCCTGCATGGTGTCCAGAGTGGCCTGCAGTTCGCGGGCCAACTTGGTCGCCGCGGGCGCGGCGTCTTGTAGCTCTAGCGTGACGATCGCGGCCTCGCCGGCAGACAGGCCGAATAGATCGACCTGCTGTTGGAGTCGATCGGTCAGGGCGGTGGCGGCGTCGGCAGTCTTCTGTTGCTCGGCCGCGGCCTTTGCCAGTGCGTCGGCTTCCACCGCTGCCAGATCGGCGCCCTTTTTCTGTGCGGCGGCTTTGTCGGTCGCCAACCCGACGCCCGTCTTTTGCAACTCGTTGAACTTGGCCAGCGTGTCAAAGCTGGCGCCCGACACCGTGCGGTTCCAGCCTTCGATCCGCGTGGCTTTTGCTTTGTTGCGGAACGTGTCGGCCATAATGGCCAATTCCTGGTCGGCCTCGCCGCCTGTCACCTTGGCCCGCAGCTTGTCGAGTTTTTCGGCCGCAGTTAGCGCCGTGGCCAAATAGTCCAGCACGGTCGCTTGTGCCGTTTGCAGCTGCCCGACCAGGCTTTTGACGATGTCCACGGTGATCGCCAGACCGGGCCCGATCAGTTCGATAGCCCCTTGGATCGTCTGCCCGAATTCGCTGCTTCTGTCGGTCAGGTCGAGCAGCTCGTCAGCGATCAGTTTGAGCGCCGGCGCAGCCGAAATCGCAGCCCTGCGGCCCAAGCCGTCGAACCTTTCCGAAAGCCGGCCCACGGCATCGTTAGCTGCTTCGACGTTAGACGCTTCGATGGCTGTAAACGTACTACCCAGCGCGGCGGCGGCCCGCTCGACGTCTTCGATACCCTCGCGGCCGGCGGATAGGGTGTTGATCAGGTCCACGCCCGACCGGCCGAACAGTTGCTGCGCGATGTAGGCGCGACGTGTCGGATCCTCGACCGCGGCGATGGCGTCGGCCAGATCCTTGAATGTCTCGGCCGGCGATTGTCCGGCAAAATCGTCTACCGACTTATGGAGCATATCCAGGGCCATCTTGGCGGATCCCGTGCCGCGTTGTGCGTCGCCAAGCTGGACCGTCATCTTCTTGATTGCTTTGTCAAAGGCCGGACCCTCGACGCCGGAAAACTCGGCCGCTGCCAGGCGCAGGCCCACAAGTTCGCTGGCGGTCATATCGATCGATCGGGCGGCCTTGGCGATTTCGTCGATGTTGCCCAGTTGCTCCTTAATGGCTTCGGTCACACCGCGGACCGCTCGCTTTGCGATCGCCAGGGCGCCGGTAAAGGCGGCCAGCGCCAAGCCGGCGGCGATCAGGGCGGGGTGCACGTTGGCCAGTTGATTGACAAAGCGGCCGACAACCGGAATCCCGGTCATCTTTTCGACACGCATCTGGCGCAAGCGGCGGGTGTAGGTCGTCTGATCGATGGCGCCTTTTCGGTATAGCGAATTGAGCTTGCCCAGCTCGCCGCTATATCGTTCGGTCGGCGTTCGCGTGGCGTCCATCAGTTTGGCAGCGTCGCGCAGCTCTTTCTTGCTGGCCACCATGCCACGGGTAAATCCGCTGGTGTCGGCGCCGATCTTGTAGTTTAGATTGCCTATCGTGCCCATGGCCTGGTCGTTTCTACGTGCCGAATCGTTTTTCCATGGCCGCCCGGATCTGCTCGCCGGAAAACTCGGCCGGCGAATCTTGCACCGGTGCGGATCGATCGGGGGTAAAGTCGGCCGCGGTGCGTAGGTCGATCTTTACGCCTTGCCCGGCGGCCAGTAGTGCGACCGCGTTCCAAGCGGCGGCGGCGATCTCGCCCGTATGCCGCCACGCGCCGCTGATCGGCTCGACACGGTCAAAGGCCATCCACGCGTCGAGGGTCCGCGGGTCGATCGATTCCAGCCACGTATCGACGTCGACAATGCCCAGTTGAAGCGCTAGTCTGTAGGCAAAGCGTCGTCGGGGATTTTGTCTGAGTTTTTTACAAGCCCCTCAATATCCCCTTCCTCGAATCCGCAATGCTCGCGGCAAGCGTCGTACAGCCGGCTTGTAACCAGCCCGTCGACGTCTTTCAACGCGTTCTGGTCGTCGCCCTTCAGCAGTTGCCCGCCGCTCTGGTCGACCAGGCAAATGGCGATTAGGCGCCGCCGCTGGCGTTTGATCTTGGCCAGTGAATACTTGCCTTCAGACGATAAAATCGACGTTTCAAACTCCGACTTTTCCGCCTCGCTAAGGCTACGGATCCGGAACGAAAGGTCGGCCACGTCGACCGTGCAATACCGCACGTCCGTCAGGCCCAATAGCTGCTCGCGACTACAAAGCATGGTCTGGCTTCCTGTTGGTAGGGTTTGGTAGGGTGGGCCAAGTACTCGCGGCCCACCGGAATACACTGTCGATCAAATGGCCGGCGGTTTCTGGTGGGCCACGGGCCCACCCTACCGCTACCCGCCGCTGTCCAAATCGTCGTCGAGCTCGGCCAGATCCTCGTCCAGATCCTCGTCGAGCTCGTCCGCCGTCGTGGGCGGTGGCGGTTGGGCTTCCCGCCGTTCGGCTTGGCCGAGCTCGGTGGCGATCGCCTCGCGTACGGCGCCCTTGATCAGGTCGGGGAATGGTTGGCCGTTTGCATCACGGATCCAATTGATCGGTGCGCCGGCTTGCTTGCCCACGTAGCCGACCTGGACCACGTCGCCCCCGTCGGGTCCGGCCAGAATGATGAACTGATTCTGCTGTACCTTGACCGGGCCGAATCGCGTTTGCATGACTCCGACATGCGGCCGCAACTCGACCTCGATCGTGATTGCCTCGACCGCTTGGGGTGCTGGTTGCCGGATTTTCACGTTGACGTCCGCCACGTTTGTTCTCCTTCTTGTAGGGTGGGCCAAGTATTCGCGGCCCACCGGAATTTGTTGCCGGGATGGCGAGGCTCCTGCCTAGCCGTGAACTGGCGCTCTAGTCCGCATCTTGTCCGCATCTGATGCGGACAGACGGCGTGCGCGTTGCAACCGCGGCTCCGCGGGAGCGTCGCCCTCCCATAGCCGAGCCGCCTACGTGCTCTTGGTAAACGCGGGGCCGGTTTCGCCGTCGAAGGCTACCAGCACCTTGGCAACTTGGATCGCCCCGTTTTCCAGGCTGGGCATGGTCACTTTGAGGATGAAGCCGGTGCCCGCATGGTTTGCGGCGACAGTTTCGCCGGTGCGCATGGGATAGGTGATGGTGATAGTTTCCACCACGCCGCACGCCGGCAGGTCGATAGACGTGTCGAATTCGACCTCAAATTCCACTTCTCCGGGCTCGGCCAAGTCGCTCGGCATATACGTTTTGAAAGTCGACGTCGCCAGGTACGACGTTTCGAGCTTCTCCAGGTCCTGCGAGATCTCGCCGATATTACGTACGTTTCCAACGGCCCCCGTCGTTCCCAGTACCAGCGTCGCGCTATTGCCAGTGTCGGCGTTTGTTGCCATGTCGAAATCCTCCCGCGCCGCCGCGGGTGGTTTATTGTGTGTAGGTCACTCGAAAGTCGCGCCCGGTGATGTACCGGAAATGGTCGCCGGCGTCGTCGATCGGTTCTTCGGTCTGGCGCAGATCGCCCTCGACGCTTGCCCCGTGGCAAAATACCGTGTTCAGCGTGCCGCGGTGGCCCTGCAGCCGGGCCCGGATCAGTTCGGCCAACGCGTCGGCCGCCTCGCTGGTTGCCCCGTAGGCGTCCACCTGGACGCGGCCGTGAGCGATCCCGCTTGCGCCGCTCAAGTTCTCGTCGCTGTCGCCGCCCACGATCACAACGCGTATCGCCGGCAAGGCGTCGTCTTGCTCCAACTTCCGCGGCCGTACCCGTGCCCCGACCAGCGCCAATATCGACGCATCGGCCCGCAAGAACGTCCGGATCTCGCTGGTCAGTGTGGCCATGTCCTACGTCCCAAACCGGTCAACCAGCAAACCCGTCAACCAGCTTTGCGAGCTCGTCAATCAAAATCCGTTCGATGGCCGGCGCGGCCGCGTCGAAGCTCGGCCGGACAAATGGGTGCGGTTGAACGGACCCTATCACTCGACCCTTGCCGGTACGCTTTGGATCCGTGGCCGGGCGTACGCGTGCCGGATCCCCGGAACTGATCGTGCCGCCTACCACCATCTTGTGGCCGAACTCGACCATATGTGCTTGCCGCGCGGCCGGTGCCGTGCCCACGATCGCGACCACGGTCTCGCCTTTGGCCGGTAGTACCTTCGACTTGACCGACTTTTTCAAATCCGGAAAGTCCGAGTCACCGCCGACGCCGTCGCCTTTCGGTGCCCGCCGTCGGGTTTCCTTTCGCCCATGGGCCGCGGCGCGTCGAAGGGCCCGCTGTAACAGGCGCCCACGAAGTTCGATACTGACCCTTGCCAGGTTGCGGTCGATTTCGTCCGCCCCTTCGACACTTACGATTACGCTGGTTTCCGCCATGCTCGCCCCTACGGCGCCGCCGTCGTGGTGGTCGTGGTCGTATCTTTCAGCGCCTTACAACTGATCCACAGCTCGCGGCGGCGGCCGTCTCGATCGCGGGCGTTACTAATGCCCAGCAGTCGGCCACCCCACACGATGCGCATTTGTTCGGTGACGCCCTCCCGGTACCGGATCCTTACAACATGCGTTGCCGTGGCGTCCACCTGTTGGCCAAACACGCGTTCCGCCCCGCCGGTTTCGATTACTTCGGCCGGCTCGTTCGATAACCAGGCCGCCCACGATTCCACGACCTGCCCGGCCGCGTCCTCGCTGCCGGTGTCTTGCTGAATCGTTATACGGTGGCGTAGTTGGCCGGCTCGCATTAGTAGTCGCCCAGATTCGCCCAGACGATTGTGATTTCCGGGCGTTTCATGTTTTCCCTCGTTGGTTCGTTGTTGCTTCAGTCGTCGATTCGCAACGCGCCGTATTCCAACAGCTCGTCGCCCAGATCGTAAATGGCCAAGATTCGTTGGGTGCCCAGTGGCAACGTCGCCACCGCCCGTTCCACCTGATCCTCGCGAAACTCGTACATACTGCCCACCAGCAGCTTGAGCGCCGCTTTCAGCAGCTCCGGAACCGCGGCCGCCGCACCGTAGCCGGCCACAAAGCGCACGGTGACAACGTCCGGCGCCGATCGTGCCGTGGGGTAAATCTCGCCGTAGGCCGGCCGGATCTCGCCGGGCTCTCGCGAAGTGCTTACCACGTAGTCGTCGTCGCTCCAGGTCTGCGCGTCGCCGGCGGTGTCCGTGTACGTGACCGACGTAACCGAAACCAGCGGCGCCCGCGGGATCCGGATAGGGTTGTCCCCGGTGGGAAACTCGTCCAAGACCAGGTCCCAAGTAGCGGTGACCAGTTGCCGATATAGCTGTTCCTCGATCCACTGCCGGGCGGCCTCGATCAGCCCGGCAATATACGTGTCGTCGTCCGAGCTCGTGACGCGCAAATGCGTCTTGGCTTCGTTCGTGATAATCGGCTCGGTTGCCGGCGGTGTGACGATCGATAAGCCATAGCTCACGGTGCGTTTTCACCTCTGAAGGGGCAATTGAATTGCAACACGCGGTCTCGTAAGTCGCCGGCGGTGTCGCGGACCTGCTCGACCAATTCTGTGTTGTGGTTCAAGGCCTGGGTATTGCCGCCGATCACGTCGCCGGTCGATTGCAGCACGCCCAGCAAGGCTCGTATCACCCACACCAACACGCCCAGCAGGATCAGCGCAAACCCGGCAAAGCCCCATTGCAAGACCGGCGCCAGGCTCAAGATTTGTTCGGGCCCGTTCATGTTCGCCCTTGTAGGGTGGGCCAAGCCTTCGCGGCCCACCGGAATGCTATGTCGATCGCGCTACGCCTACGCCGCGCCTTCGGCCGGGCTGACGTGCTTCTCGCTGGCGGCAACATCGGAACTTTGCGTGACCGGCTCCTTCTTGGAGTTGTACAGAATCGCCAGGATCCCATCGACAACTGCCCCGGTCGATCCGGCGCGGGTGACAACGCACCGCACATACCGCTCGAGCGGCCGGTCGATGTCCAAAATCGACAGCAGCCCGTCGTCGGTATCTGCGGCCTCAACGCTGGTACCAAGCAGGTCGGCAGCGTCGCTCATATCCGACTCGGCGCCCTGCTGGCCTTTGACGTACGGCGTGCCGTCGGTGATCGTGCCCCATAGCACGATGAACGCGACCGAGTCGAAGCCTTCGGCGACGCCCATGTCGATGATGTCCGAGTTGATCGCCGCGGTATCGACGGCTTGGGCGGCCTTGACGCGGTCGAATCGATGGCTTTCAAGTAGCATGGAACTCATAGCTAACCTCGCGGGTTCTGTTGGTTGGGTCTTTGGCGAGCGGCGGGCGCGAGCCCGCTGATAGAATCCGGCGGCTTACGCCCCCGGCTCGCCTGGTTATCGTTTTTCGCGATCGTCCGCGGTGGCCGTTTCGGCCGGCTTGCCGGCGCGTTTCACGGTCTTACGGGGCGGTCGTTTCTTCGGGGTCTCGGTGTCCGGCTCGGCCGTTTCCTGGGAAACGAACTCGGCTTGACGGGTGGCCACGTAGACGGCGGCCGTCGCCTGGTCCAACTCGGCCTCGTCGCCGGGACGATAGGCCACGCCCGCAACTTGGCCGTTGGCCGTGAACTTGACGCGTACTCGTTTCATCACGTGCCTTTCTTGTCGACCTTGCGATAACGGTGTATCGTGACCGGCGCGGCCGAGAACGTCCCAGCACGCGCCGGCCAGTCGCGGCGGCGTACGGTTAGGCTTGCTGCAGGTACTTGACCGGCGCGGTGCCCGCGTCCAACAGGTTCCCATCGGCCCGGCAAAAGGCCAGGAACCATTCTTGACGGTACTCGGCCCCGCGTTCTTTCAGTCGCATAATCACGACCTGCCGCACGCGGCGTACCTTGTACTTCTTGAGATCGCCAAACAAAATGGTTTTGTTGTCGGTTGCAACCGCGCTGTCCATGTGCTGGTTTATCGCCACGGCCCGGCCGTTCAGCTTATCGGGCCGGCCCTCTTGCAGGCCGGGTTGCCACAGGTATTGATCGTTGCCGTCCTTCAGCTTGCGGACATGCAGAATGACGTTGTCGTGCATCATGAACCCGACGCCCGGTGCCTGCCGGTAGGCGGGGTCGATCGAGTGTTCCAGATCGATGATTTCGTCCGCCTCGATCGCCGCGGCGGCGGCCGCGGTCACACCTAGCGTGGCGGCCGTCACGATTCCCTTTGGCTGGTTCGCACCGGTACCCGTCGTGAACTTGCGGTTCTTGGCCCGGCCCAACCGTTCGCCCAGCATGCCGCCCAGCGATTCGGCAAACGTCGAAGGCGCATCGTCCAACAGTCGTACCGGAACCTTGAGCGCTTTGGAACTGAACTCGTAGGCAAACCACTTGACCAGGCCCAGCGTGGGATCCTCGTCGTTGGCCGTGGCCGTGTTCTCGCCCAGCATCTCGCCCTCGTTGCTGGTGTCGTCGGCCGTGGGCCATCCCATTTCCTCGCCCGATTGCGTGACGATGATTTCCGAGGTTTGCTCCATGGGACCGAAGGCCAGCATGTTACGTTCGAGGCTGCCGACCAGGGTGCTACCGATCGCAAAGGCGCCGGCCGTGCCCTTGTGGCCCGACAAGGCCCGCTGCTCGATCAGCGCGGGGTGCATCGTGCGAAGTTCGTGTTGGGCGGCTCTGATGCCGCGGGTATCGTACAGGTCCAAGACCAGCTCGTCCGAGTCCGGATCCAAGCCCGTCCGGTGGCAGGCGGCCATGTGTTGCTCGGTCCTGCAGGCCGGCAGGCGTCGTCCGAACCAGGCTTGCAGGGCCAAGTCGCGTTGCTCGGCCTGGTCGCCCGGCTGTCCGCGGTTCTCGTCGCCGGCGGGCGTGCCGCTGAACTCTTCTTGTCCGGGCCGGTTGCGGTGCTCGCCGTCGTCGCCGGTTTGGCGGCGATCGCCCCGGGCCTCGCGTTCAAGTTCGTCGATCCGGCTGTCCAGATCCTCGCTCCTTTTGGCCTCGTCGATTTCCACTCGCAACGCGTCGTATTCGGCATTGACGCCGTCCCACGCCTTACGCGTTTCGTCCGGCCACAGCTCCGCGCCGGTCTTGCCGGCCTCTTTGCGATCGCTGTACTCATCGCGCAGTGTGACCATGCGGCCGTGCACCTCGCCGGCCTTTTCGCGCAGTTCTTTCAAGCTTGGCATTGTTGGCTCCGATTTGTGCTAGTACTGGGTCCGCAGCCGCGGCGGTTTGACATGCGGAAGGTGTCCCGCGGGGCGATCTCTCGCGCCACGGGGTCGGAACAGAAAACCGGCGGCGGTTGTGCTTGCTTGGGTGGCCGGCTGCCGTGGGGGCAGTCGGCCGCTTTCGCTTTGCACAAGCCGTCGCCGGTTGTCGCCGTGGCTTGCGTCCGTTGTCGATTCCTGCAAGCTCAATAGAGCGGCGTTGGACGTCCGCGCGCAAGAGCGCTGCAATCACAGGTGCGGTGCCAGCGAACCGGCCCGCGTTCAATCTTCAATCTTGGCCGGTTCTGCAGCCCGTTCCAAGTTTCGCGGCTCGTCTTGGGAGGGCGAGGCTCCTGCCGAGCCGTGAACTGGTGCACGCCCGCGGCTCTCCTTGTAAGAATTACAATTGCCACGCGGGCGAGCCGCCGCTATTCTGCTGATCTCTCCCCCCGGTGCCGTGTTAGGGCGAACGCGGCGGCGGTTCTCAGGGCGCCCGGCGGTAACCGTGGCCGCCGGGCGTCTCTCCGCAATCCCAGGTGTCCAGTCGGGAAGGGTAAGCCATGCTCGACCGCGTCTTGGCCGTTACAATCAACGCCGCCGGCCTGATCTGCCTTGGCTTTGTGCTTTCAACGCTGGTCGCGCCGCTGCCGATATGGGCCTGCGCCGTGGTGTTCGGCGTCGCCAGGATCTACACCGCCCTCGGACCACCGCCGGCCGCCTGCTGTCGCAACTCTTCTTGCACCGCCAGGGATTGAACCGCGGCCTTGGCCTGGTCGCGGATCGTCCACCGGCCCGCCCGGCAGATCCGCCGCCGCACCTTGCGGCTTGCCCCGTCCGCCAATCGCGTCGCCCGGATCACGCCGTAACCGAGTAAGGCTATCAGTGTGCCCGACATGCGCAATCTATCCCTTCGATCTTCGGGCGTATCCTTGGTTTTCATGGTTTCTTTTTCTTGCGACTATCGCGCAGCCGCACCACCTTGCCGGCGGCGTTCTGTATCTGCAGCTCGAACCGCTTCAACGGGATCGGCTTCCAAATCGTGTCGGCATCCTCAAACCGATCGACCAACACGGCATACTGATCGGCGGCCAGCTTCAGCCGCACGCCGGGCTTTAGCTTGCCCCGGATTTCGGTCATTAGCTCATCGGCTTTTGCATAGTATCGGGCGCCGATCGCGATGTGTTGGCGGAACTTCTTAACCAGCGCAATACGCTTTTCCCGCGCCGTTTTCGGCGGGGCGGGTGTCTTCTTCTTGGCCGCCTTACGCTTGGCCGGCCGGGCACGCGTTGCCACGTTTCTCTCCTTCTTGTAGGTCGGGCCCTTCGCGGCCCACCTATTCCAGTAACCTCGCGGCCCCGGCGATCGCCGTTGCCATGTCCACTTCAAGACCGACCGGATCCGGCCCGGGTTCGGCCTCTTCCTTCCACCGCCGATGGTCGGCGCGGGCTTCGGACAGGTGCGGGTCCTCCGACCGCACGCCGGCCTCGGTGGAGGTGTATGCGGGGTACGTCGCCGGGCCCACGTCCAGCAACTCGCATTCGTGGATCTCGCGGACCTCGACCGTATCGCCGTCGCGCGTCTCCTCGGACCACGTCACCTTGCCACGCTTGCCGTGCACGCGAAAGGCAAAGCTTGACGCGTCCAGGTCCTCACGATCCAACAGGGCCACGGTATCGCGGCCGGCCCCCGTGTCCGGCGCGTCGATCTCATAACGCAGGCCCACCTTGTCGACCGACAGCCGCAACGTGCCTTTGTCGCTGCGACCGAGTAACCATTGCGGGTCGTGGTTCGTGAGCCCGCGCACAACGTCTTCCTTGGCGGCGTCGAAGGCCCCCGGCATGATTCGCTCGACCGTGTTCTGCCACAGCTCGTATTCCGTGCCGGGATCGTCGTCCCGGTAGAATACGGCCGCATAACCCACGATCACGCGTTGGGCCTGGTCACCTTCGCCGCGGGTCTCCAGTCGCGGCCGTGCCTGGTCGTGTTGGTAGAATCGCCGCTCTTGGTCGGTCCGCTCTTGGTCGGTCCGCTCTTTTCTGTCGGTCATGGTTTCCCCTCGTCGAAATAGTCGGCTGTAATTGCCGCCGGCAATGAGTGTTGCAACCGTTCAAACGCCGCGGGTACCTGATCGGCCCCGTTACAATCCGCAAGCGCCGCCCGGACCCCCGCAAACACGGCCAAATGCCCGGCCGGCAGATCGCGGCCGAGCACACTGCTAGCGGCGGCCAGCGGTAGCTCGATCATCTCTTCGACCGCGGCCCGGTGCTCGTCCAGGGCCTCGCAAATCGCTTGTAACGCGTCGCCACGCTTGGCGGCTCGTTGGGCGTGCGTGCCCAATCGCCGAACCACGCGGCCCAGCGTGTCGTGTAGAAGCCGTTTGTGCACGTCGACCGATTCTTGCCCTCGCTTCGGGCTGTCGTCGTCGGGCTGGTCGTCGGGCTGGTCGTCGGGCTGGTCGTCGGGCTCGTCCGCTACGGCCAACATGTTCAACGGCCGCAAGAACTTGCCGCCCTCGCCGTCGGGCCGTGGGTTCAAGCCTTCCCAGTCCCTGGTCTCATCCGGAGAAAATCGCCCGCTTTGGATCCCGCGGTCCGCGATCTCCGACCGCGTCTTGGCGTCGGCCCATAACAGGGCGTTGATCTGGTACCGGATCACGTGCGACCGCTTCCGGCGTTGTGCCTCCGTCAACAACTTGGAATTGCACTCGGCCGTATTCGCCGATAGCCAATAGCTCAGGGTTGTGTCGTGGTAGTCCTGCTTGGCCGCCTCTTCCGAGTTGTACGACGTTGAATCCTTAACGCCCAAACGGGACGGGACCAGCATGAACCATCTGGCCATGTGCCTTACTTGCTGCTCATCGAGCTCGACCAGTTGCGCCTTTTCGGGATCGACCGAGGTCGAAAACCACTTGTACCCATCGCGCAAAACCAGCGTCCGAAAGTGCCGGTCCGGGTTCTTGGCCTTTTCTTCCAGGCCCTGCTCGATTTTGTTCTTTGTCTCTTTCTTCGAGCCCGGTGGGACCTGCAGGATGCCGCCTTGCGTTGCCCCGTTCGCGAAGAATCGCGAGGTAAACCGCCGGGCCGACAGTGCCAAGCCGAAATCGTGCCGGGCCTGCTCGACCAGTGGCGGGGCCGATTGCCCGTCCCAACACAAGCCGCGCAAGTGCAACACGTCGTCGGCCGGCAACGGTTCCAACCGGCCGTCAACTTCGGTGACATACCACAGCCGACCCCTTACGCGCAGTGGTGCTGTACGATCGGGCAACAGGTTGTACAGTCCGCGGATCCGGCCAAGATCGTCGCGATCGATCCAGATGAACGCGTTTTCGAACAACAAGGCGCCGGCAAAATAGACCCGCCACAACTGCAGGGCCGTGGTGTCCTCGTTGGCTCGGCCGTCCCGGTGGATCCACGGCCAAGCCTGGTGCCGGCGGTCCACGTCTTTGCCCTCGCTGTCGCGCCGGTATTTGTAGGTCTTCAGCGGCAACTTGCTGCAGTCGCCGCTGATCATCTTGATTGCCTCCCACACCGGCGATAGCGACGTTGCCCGCTCGACGCTCACCGCCTCGTCGGTCTCGGCAATTCGCCCGCTGTTGAAGTGCGACCGCCACGCGTCGGGATCCGATAGCGAGAACTGCGGATTCTCCAGCGTGGCCCGTGGTTCAAATAGAGATGTCAAAAACACGTGATTCTCGTTTCGTGAGGGGTTAGGGTATCTCTCTCGGCAAGAACTGCACTTGGGGCCGCCCGTCCGAACCATCGCATTAACCGGTGTCCCGTGCGCAAGGTACACCGATTCAGAACCCGGCAACGCTGGGCAAACCGGTGTACCTTCT